ACAAATAACCGTATTATTTGTATTTAATCTATAAGGAATTGCGGCAATATCAAGCTGAAATTTACAACTTGCATAATCTAATTCAACTGAATCTGAATCATTCCATAATCTAAATTCACCTTGTCCTATAATTGCCCCAGTTCCAGTTTCATCTAAAAAAGCATTTGTTTTTAATGTTATTTCATATTTACCATCTACTGTAATTGTATGAGAAAATCCAGTTATGTCTGCGTAAGAAGTGCCTGTAATTGTACTTGTAGCTTCTGTATATTGAACATTAACGCTTGTCCCATATAAACTAACTAGATTAGCAGATGTAAAATCTCCACCACTTGCTACATCTGTAGCAACGTATTTATAAATATCGTGAACTGATTTAGATGAACTGTCTGTAAAAATTAAAGGATCTGCTACTGCATCTTGTGTTTTTGTTTTTATAAATCTAGCTATATTAGTAGTTCCATTTATAGCAGTTGTTTCATAGAAAGCGCCACCGTAAAAAATTTCTCCAGCAGTAACATCTTTACCAGAATCACTTACTGTACATCCACTAATAACATAAGGAACTGTTAATGAATATGAACCTAAATTAGTTATTACTAATGCTTTTATAATAGCAGCTTTATCTTCTGAATTATAATCTTGTAAAAATTTAAGTGAATTAGCTGTAAATGGTTGTAGTGCCGTTGGCTCAACTATTTGTGATATGTCTATGTTTTTCATAATGTATTAAAATGTTACTATGTTATATTGCATCCCGTGTAGATTATATTTATCTGCAAAGTTTTTTATAATTAAATCCGCTTCTGTAGTAGTCCCTAATGCTGTAAAATCTGCTATTGGAAAATTTATAGCATAATCATAAGGATAAATTAAATAATAAGGTGAATATCCCATATAATCAATTTGATTAATACTGTTTAACGGCATTACAGAAGACGTTTGACTGCTGCCACCCATTACAAAGTTAGTGTTTGCATTTACAAAATTATTAGTTATAAAAATGCCAGTAGTTCTAAAGAATGTGTTTAAAGCTAATTCAAAAATTAATTTTTGTGATGTATATTTTATACGTTCATCCGTACCTATAAATGAATCATTTACTTTTTCCCAATGTTCAGTATCGTAAGGATAAAATCCAAGCGAAGCCTTTACACACTCATAAATACTTCTATCTTCATAAATAACTCTATCACCTACATTATAAGCAGCTACTAAATCCCATGCAGAATAAGTGCTACCAGTTTTATAATCTTCAAAAATTAAACTCCATTTATTTTGAATAGCATATGTTAAAGTATATAGCCATCCTAACATTTTAGGATTTCTTAAAACAGGAGGGGTTAACTGTTCTGCTACTATTTCATTATCATAATTATATATTGACATTATTGAGCTGTAAAAGTTAATTTATCCGCAAATGTTTCTCCTGAAGTAGTTTCTTCAACAATATAGCCAGCACTTAACTGATATAATGGTATCAATGTTGTGTTACCTTGTACTATATATGTTTTACTTGCAAATGCAGTAGCATCTGTTCTAATGGCTAAATCTTGTATTAATACATCTGTAACTCCTTCTGTTGATTGAATAGCATCTATTAATCCCATTACTTTTACTTTACCATCAAATGGTAAATTGGCTAAATAATTATTAATTGATAAAGATACATTTGTAGAAATGGTTGAAGCATATTGACCATTATAAAAAATTTCAGCTTTTAAATATAATTTATCAGAAGCTAAAGAACTAGCAATATAATTAACTCCAGCAAAACAAATATCATCTAAATAACCTTCTAATGAAGATAATTCAGGAGCTGATAAAGCAACTGGAGGATCTGATTTAGCTACCTTTACTAAAACAGTTCTTTGTGAAGTTCTATTTACTGCGCACCGTGTAATAATTCTTTTAGTAGCATCTACTGTTGTATAATTAATAGAAAAATCACTACCAACCGTTAAAACTTGTGGAGTAACTGAATCATATTGAAACTCTAAAACTTTTGATTGTAACCATGCAGCAGAACCAACAGCAGCAGCTTTAATTTTAGCTTCTATGTCTGCTTTAAATATATCCCAAAGCGTTTCTTGTAAATACATTTGAGTAGCTACAATGTACTTCCATAATGTATAAATAGCAGAATTAGAAGTACTATTTAAAGTACTTAAATCTGTTTGATTTGCTTGTTCAGCATCTAATAATGCTACTATTGTTTGTATTGACCTTGCCATTATGTTAATTCGTCTGGATTTACTATTTCAGTAGTTAAATTAGGTGTTAATGTTTCTAAAGTAGTATTTTGTGTTTGATTATCGTTACCTAAAGTAGCATAATCTTGTATGTAGTCTTGTACGTTTGGATGATCAAAATTCTGCTCTTCATTACGTCTTAATAACTTACCAAAAGTACTATATTGTTTATTATGTACCGTTTGCCAAACTGTATCTGCTAATGTTAAAATAGTTGCATCTTCATCTAAATAAGATTCAAATAAAATATGTAAACGTACTATTAAATCGTATTGTTGACTAACTGCTAATTTACCTTTATCTAAGTAATTAGATGGTAAAAACTCTATGCCAATAGATGGATATAAAAACGCATTTTCTTCATTTTCTCTCTCTAATTGATTATTCCATAAAAACACTTTTTTAATGCCACTAATAGCTGTTAAATCAGTTTTTAATGAGTTATATAAAGTTAGTTTAGACATTAATATAAATAACTAAAAATAAAATAATTGAAACGACCATAAATAAAATACACTTTTTAACAAGAGTAAGTTTTTCTTTATATTCTTTTTCTGTCATAATATGCAAATATACAAATTAAATATATAAATATATTACTCTATTTGTATTACCAAATCCAATTTTATTTCTAATCACATCAAAAAATGTAGATTCTTTAAGTATATTATTAAACTCATTTAATGAGATATTGTTTTTAACAAGTATTAGATCAACTTTATATTCCATTAATGCAAATATACAAATTATTTATTTATTAATTAAGCCCAAAATAAAATATCTGACAATAGTTTAAGCCTAAATTATTTTTATTTATCAGTATATGAGTAAAATAATAACAACTACAAGTTAATTGTTGGTTCACGTTTCCTTTGCCTATTAAATTATTTATCATTTGAATATTTTATTAATTCTATTTCTAAAATAAGATTCTAATTTTCTATCTAAAACTTTACTATAACCTAAAAATTGACGTTTAGGCATCTTAAAACGTTTCCTACCAAAAGCATTGCCATACATACCATAATTATGAATATCTGCATAAATTTTATCAGAATAAACATTTACACTAAATTCTAATTTGGTTGTTTTAGCTCTTACTTTTAATGAATTTTTTAATGATCCTGTTTTATGTAATATTTTATTATTAGTATAAGGTCTTTCTCTTTTACGCTTTAATGGTTTCCATTTTATTAACGTATTATTAGTAAAACCTTCATCATTAAATGCTTTTTTAGAATGGTTTAATGCTTCCTTTTTCATATAAGTTCTCATAGCATTAACCGCAACATACATTTCTTGTTGTTTCTTAGTTATTTTACGAGCTTCATTAAATGCCATTTTATTGTTTCTTTTTTGGTAAAGGTAAACCGAAATTCTTTTTAGCTTTTTCTTTATCTTTTAATGCTACCTTAAAATATGGGTGCTTTTTACTAAAAACCTTTTTTTCTTTAGCTGCATTAAATCGCCAAATCTCAGGAACGTTTTTATGTAAGTTTAAACCTATTGTATTAGTTGAAACTACATTTTCTCCATAGATTGGTAAAACTCTACATCTGCAATTATATCCATTTGGTGGATAGTATTCATTCCAGAATACATCTGTTTGTTTTTTAATAACACCGTTTAGTAATGCGTGTTCTTGCCTAACCTTAGCGTCCTGCTTAGTTAAATACTCTAAATATCCACTATACTTGCTCGGCATCTTTACCTATTTTTAACCAGTTTTTAACGTTTATAGAAACCTGTTCAGTTGAATCTAATTCGATAGCTAAATAATCATCATAATACTTTAAATATACTGCTTTAGCTTCATTATCATAATCTTTTAAAGATAGTAATTCTCTTAAAAATTGATACTGTTTAGCTGCTGAAAAAATATATAAGTTTTCTCTTAAATCAAAAAGCATTTCATAATCTTCGGATCCAAATTGAAATTCATCTATATGGTTTCCGTAACCTTTATAGAGATACTTTGTTAGTTCTTCTGCTGTCTTAGAATATAAAGGATAGTAAAAATTATCTAGTGTTACAATACCATTTTTAACCCAATACAATAAATCGTTAATTTCATTTTCAGAAAATAACTCTATTTGTGGTTTTGATATGTTTTGTATTCCGCAAAAATCACACATTAACTATAAATATCTTTTAAACTATTTGATACGTTTTGAATTGTATTTTGTTCTATTACTGGTATAGCTTCACTTCCATATTTTTCTTCTAAATATTCAGGAGCAAAGGTAAATTTACCTGTCTTAATCAATTCAATATCTATTTTAGACTGTTCAATTAGATTTAAATCATCTTCTGCTTTAACACTAATAGTAACACCTTCAGGAAATATACCTAAACGTGTCATCATTGGTACTAATTGATAGTTTAAAACACCTTCAATAAAGAACTCATCATTATAAGCTACATTCTTTAAAACACGTTCTTGAACTTCTGCACTACCTACATATGCTTTTTCATCTAGTGTTCCTGTTTG